CGGGATTTCTCTATACGTTGTCAAAGCATAATAGAACTATGCCTTGGTACGCATTCGGAAAAACCCCCAAACAGATTGCTGAAAAAGTAGCAACACTTTGTGTCCGTGCTAAGCGAGACATAAACACTTCTGATCTTAGTAGACAGGATGGAAGAATCTCACCTGCGTTAAGAACATTCGAGAGGAAATTGCTCCTCCGAGGTTTTAATCGTGGACACGCAAAGCAAATCATAGATTTGCATAATGCACAATACAACTTGAAGGCCTCGACAAGGGCTGGTGTTAAGTACGACACTGGCACTTCTAGAGCGTCTGGTTCAAGTGAGACTTCCGACCTGAATACTGATGACACCTCTTTCTTTAGTTACTATGCTTTCCGGCTTGACACTGATGAATCCTTAGGGATGACTCCACAGCAAGCCTGGGATGCGTTAGGGCTTTATGGAGGAGATGATGCTGTCAACGTTGACCTAGATCCTTTGAGGCTAGCAAGAGCTGCAAGGGCCGTAGGCCAAGTTGTCAAATCTAATGTCATCCGTAGAGGTGAATCAGGAGTCAACTTCCTTGCTAGGTATTATTCACCTGGAGTGTGGGAAGGAGCTCCTGATACTTGTTGCGACTTTACAAGACAAATGGTAAAGTTCCATACTACAGTCAATTTAACTGGTTACACACCAGAGCAGAAACTTTTAGAGAAATGTCAAGCTTATTACTTGACAGATGCTCATACGCCGTTCATCGGGAGGTTTTGTGCCAAAGTTCTACATTTGGCAGACATCCGACCAGAGGACGTAGACCCATCAAAACTCAACAAGGTGATAGTTCCATACTATTCCCGCTATGATTTTAAAGATCAGTTTCCAAATCAAAATGTTGAGGATTGGATGGACGATCTTATACATTCTCAAGTACCTGACTTTCCTGTCAGAGAAGCTCTTGAATGGATAGATAGTCTCAAAACTCTAAAACAATGTTTAGCGCCTCCTTTGATGGCCGTGACCAAGCTCCCAGCTGACGTAGTAGCACCTGTTGTCATTAATGGCGACATACACCATCCAAAGTCTTGTGCAAAACCTGACTCTAAACCTAAAGGTAAGCCCTTTAAGAGATCTAAAGCACAAACCAAGAACAAGCCTACACACAGTATCCGACGTAGAAAACCGGGAACTGTGAAGAAGCGCGTTTCTTGGAAGAAGTAAATTCAAATGCGGTGTCCCCCTGCTTGGAGGGGGTTCGAATAAAATATAAACCCATTATTACCTTATTCCAATAAAACCATTCATAATACATGAAAACCGCAAAACCCAAACGCAACCCAACCCAATCTAAGAAGAAGAAGAACACAAATGCAACGCCTAGACCTAGAGTCCAAGCTCAAACACCTGTTCCTCGTCCTCAACCTGTCAAAACTCAGATACTCCTTTCTCAGTGTGCTCGTGACTATTGGCACACGCTTGGAAACCCTACTGAAGACAACATGGGGTGTGTCCCTTCAGACATACCAACAACTTCTTTTAAACAGAGGTGCTTCGCAAGAGGCACTGGCTCAACCGGCACTACAGGCCTTGGCATGATAGTAGCAGATCCTTACAATGCTGCTATGAATGACATTGACTGCGTTGCTGTGTCCACTTCCACGTTTAATTCACTCACCATGACCTACAGTAATCCAAACGTAGCGCTTATAAGCTCCAACTCCAACTATGCAGCCATTGATATAGGCGATGTTAGTCCCAAAGCCCAAGTGAGAGTTGTGGGTGCTGTCCTTAAGATACAGTTCGTTGGCACCAGATTAAATGCTGGTGGCATCGTTACTGCTATCCAGGACAGAAACCATGACACTCTAGCTAACCGTACTGAAGCGAATTTAGCCTCAGACTTAGCATCACGCACATTCGAGTTCAATGAGAAACCTATCTACTTATACTATTACCCAGCCGCTCCACTTGAGTACGATTTTGTACCCGTGGTTCCCGTTTCCTTTAATGGTATAGCCCTTACCAATGACAGATATTATATGGGCGCTTACATAACAAGTGCTGCAACATCACAGAAATTCTGGTATGAGTTCTTTGTGGTCCACGAGTTCCAAGGAAGAGATATCCGAGGTCAAACTCCAAGCCACACCGATCCCAATGCCGTTGCTGCTGCCTCAGTTGTTATGGCTAATAGCTACCCAACCCAACAGAATCCTCAGACCATGGAGAAGTCTATTTTCTCCAAAGCTACTGACTATTTGACTCAAGGAGTTACCACAGTCACCGAAGGCATACAGTTTGCTCAGAATGCTTCAACAGCGTTCCAGACCTTATCCAAAGCAACTGTAGCTTTCAAGACCACTCCTACAATTTTGTCTATTAAGTAATTCTCCTCAGATTTTC